CTAGTAAATTTGCGCCATCAGTAGCAGTACCTGTACTAACTGTACCAGTGCCTAATTGATGCTCGCGTGCAGCACGTAAATCAGCTCTGAGATTTAACCAACCGCTGAGATTGATTTTGTCGCCGGACACAACAGCCGAACTAGAGACTGCTTGTCCGTATCCAGAAGTACCACTACCAGTTCCCAAAATTCCAGCTATTTTATTTTGAATACTGTTATAGTCAGTGGCTTCAATTTTTTGTCCAACACCTGCGGCCATTTTTGTATCCTATTATAAAATTAAAGCTTCAACTAATCGCGTACCAGCGTCAGCACTTGTTTCTAATGCTATAGCAAAATAGTCAGCTGTATTACCAGATGCGGCTTGCGCAGTGCCGTCGGCGCCTGCCACTAAACGTTGACCCTTGGCAATATGCCCTATTACTTTGACAGGAACACGGCCTTTTAACGCAATGTAAGTGCCGCCTTCTAAATCGCTATTCATCATGTATGCCGGGTTAGCAGATACTGCGCCAATAGCACGGAATCCAACCTGTCCGGCTGTAACCTCTTTTTCACCACCGATCATCACAACTGTACCAATCTCATAGTCGACATCAGCAAGATATTTTTCTGCTAAGTCAGCATAACGAGCTTGTGTAGCAATACCTTGAAATAATACGGCATTGATATTACCGGTAGCGTCTCTAGCAACGATCGTATTACCTGTTCCAACACCAGACGAATCAACGCTAGCAGTTCTATATACACCACCTACACTTACACTGTCAGCCTTAGTGGCAGCACCATTAAAAACATTGGCATAGACTGTGTTGAATTTTACAGTAGATGAACCGATGTCGTATGTAAATCCGTCGTTGTCGTCACCGCCGTTAAGAATTGCATTGCCAACTAATTTAATAGGAGTCTTTATAACTCCTGATGCTTTTGTTTGTACTCGTAAAGATGAACCTTGTGTTTGTATTCTTGGATATGCTCCAGAAATATCAACTAATAAACCGTTTGTTGCCCAACTATCACCGACTGTATAACCAGCATCGGCAAATCTAACAACTCGAGTAAATGCAGATGCTTGATCATTCCTTACAAAGTTTGCTGCCAGCACGCCGCCTAGCTTGTCTGAGTTAGTAGCAGTACCAAAGAATCTAATGTCTGCCGAATCAGTAACACCATACATATCATTAGCTGGATCTGATTCTTCAGTCAACGCTAGTGTAATTCCAGGGTGAACTGTAGTAAAACCTGAGATATTTTGTCCTTCAATACCTTTATCAATATTAAAAGGTACTGCGTCAATTGGCGCAATAATAAACGATGTAAGACCATTAACTCTTGCTTCAATTACCGGATGAGTTTGTGCTGGAATTCTAGTATCGATTAATTCTCTAGAAAACATTTCAGTTTGATTTGTTCCGGCGGCCTGCGGCCCAACTAGTGTAAATGTTCCTGCGTTATTTCTAGCAAATAATTGTTTGGTACTGCGTTTCCACCAAAAATCGCCCTCAACAAGCCCTAACGGTTCAACACTATCAGTTATTTCTGCTCCGCCTGTTGACTTAAATTTACTACCGTCAAAAAACTTTAATTTTTTGTCTGTGCTGTTATACCACAGTTGACCCGCTGTTTTTCTTGCTGGTTCAATGCCGTTAGCAAAGTTTTCTAACAATGCTAGAAAGTTCTCATTCTGAAGTTCACCGTAACCAGCGTAGTTTTTGCCAACAAGTTTAACTGCATAGCTAGTATCAACTGTGCCGTCGGCAACAGTAACAGCAAAATCTCCGTTGTAATGATTAATCGTATATGGCATTTTCCATCATTCCTTATTCTTAGTATTTATTCTATTTTGGCTCGTTTACAGATTGGTTGACCAACCCCATACCCCAAGAGCAGATATAGTGAATAGCTTTGCAATTCCTAGATCAATACACCAAATTCTACATTCTGTACCAATCCCGTGGGTAATTGCTGGATAAACTTTTTCAATAATCTGTGTGGCAATGTCAGCATTTAACGTTGCTCCGGCTAAAAACGCTGTATCAGCTGACAATCCTAGGGGAGCACTGCTAATTAACGCCTGTACTGTTTGTAAATTTACAGCATCTGTAGCATCTTGGGCGTTTGAAACGTTAACAATCTTTCTATTACTAACACTGACATTTCCAGTGCCCTTTGGTAATAATACAACATCGCCAGACGCAAAACTATTACTAGTATAGCTAATTGTATTTCCGTCAATGCTGGTACCGCATGAAGCAGAATTGCTATAAACTTGTAAAGCACGTAATATACCAACTCCAGTTAGGCTAGAATTAAGTACAGAACTACCAAGTGTTGTATAATTTAGTATTTGGATACCGTTGATAAAGTATCCTTTAGAACTGGCAATATTAAAATTTTCCGAGCTTGACCATGCTGGTATAGTAGATGACCATAATAAGGTTTTATCACCGTCTAGTCCGCCTTCTAATAAGATACCGCCGCCATTCGCTGTACTATTAGTTGCGTTTGATGTTTTACCTAGATTGAGAAGTTTTTCTTCAATATTTACTTCGTACTGATTGATAGCAGTAATGTTCTTTTCAACTGTCAAACTACCTCTAATACGAGTATCACCGTTGACATCTAACGTGGCTGTTGGTGTATTAGTATAAATGCCCACCTTTTCATTTCGAGAATTAACGAAGATACTAGCTTGCAGTCCGTTGGCTGCGTTCTTTGACGATACTTGGAAGTTTTGATCAGATATATTTGATGCTAATTCAAATAGCGCATTACTGACTGTTACTTGAGACTGTGTACTTCCGCCAAGAATTAGAGGAACTACGTTAGTGATAGTTAATGTACCATTGATAGAAGCATCGCCTACATTACCTATAAAATTATCTGCGGTTTTCAAATCGCCGTTACCATCGATTAACGCATTTGCTCGTGTAGTAGTAACATCAAATTTTAAATTGCCTAGTGTACTAGCATTAAACCCAGGACTAATAGTTACCTGTTTCCAATATGTAATATCAGTCGGCAATGTTCCCGTTGGAACACTTGCTGTAATTGCTTCATATATTAACGTAGGAGGAGTATTCGGGTTATTTCTATGTGTTACTCGATCGCCCCTAACGTAACTAGTGGCTATGTTAAAAGACGGACCTTGAAACTCAAGACCTAATCCATCGCCGTCAATCAGTGGAACAAATTGAGTATTACTAAAAATTCCTAATAAAATCCCACCAACCTTGAATAAAATTATTGTTCGAGGATTATTATTGGTATCGGCTATATCAACTACTTCGCATCCAGTTATTCCTTGGAACGTTGACCAAGATGGTCCTGCTAATATAGTAGATACTCCATCGTTGAAATACAGTTGTTTCCTTCGACTATCAATCCATATATCGCCTTGGCCGATAGTTGAAGGAATAGTATTAGAAACAATACTACCTCCGCTTACTTTAAAGCCACCACCGTCGTAAATTTTTAATCTATTTTCACTAGTATCAAACCATAATTGCCCTTGAATCGGATTATTCGGTGCGCTAGTATTGGCAAAATTTTCTAAGAGATGAACAAAATTTTCATTAAATGCTTCACCGTAACTACTGGCATTTTTTCCGACTAGTGTTAAGTCAGTGGCTGTTTGGTCAATAGTGCCGTCAACTATTTCTGTTAATACAGATCCATCAGTTTTATTGATTATGTAGCTCATTGTATGACACCAGTAAAGATAATATAATTAATTGTGATATAAGGGTTCATAGTGCTAATAGTATCGCCAAGCCGCGGTGACGAAACTCCTCCGCTATTAGGCAATCCATATCCTGATGCGCCGGCCGAAACTCCGTAACCTGCGATCGTTCCGCCATCAGCATCACCTGTTGGACTTCCCCCGGCAAAATATTGTAACCCAGAATCGCTTTGAAGTGTATGTTTATGTTCCGGAAGATTGTTAATCTGAATGCTTATTTCTTCAACTCCGTTACTGTCTCCAATATTATCTGCTGATGTAGCAGTAACTCTGTTGGCACTTCCTCCGCCTGCGTCAATTAAAATAGTTGGATCATCTTTGTCCGGAACAGTTGTCCCATTGTCCATGCTATCCGACCCCATTGGAAATCGACCACGTAAATCTGGCAGCGCAAACGTGTTCTTACCACGTAGCCCTAATCTCTTGTAAGTATAACCGATTACACCAAATAACTCTGGGTACTCACTAATACGCACCTCGCCGCCATCGCACAGCAAATAACCGTTTGGTAACACTGTACCAGCAAAAGGCATTAAAGAGCCAATAGGTACTGTTGGAATATTGGCAAAAAACGATTGTCTTGTAACTCGTTTTAATCCGCTGTCGACCCCCGATCGATATACTAATAATTGATCGTCATTTTTTGACGAAGTAACTTGCGGCTTTCCTGTAATAAGGTTTTGACTAATAGATGTAGTAAATTCAATAAGACCCGGATCATGACCAGGTTGTGGCGTTTGGCCGTCAAAATCTACATCATCACTAGCTACATCGCCTATTAGTCTAAATGTAGTTGGGCTAGATAACTTTGCTGCCGATCCTGAAATACTTCCCGATAATGATCCAGTAAATGCTCCGTTAAAATTTCCAACAAATTCTTGAGCGTATATATTTCTAAATCTTCTTGTACTAGATCCAATGTCGTAAATTGCGTCTGCTGAATCATTTGGGCCTGGAATAATTACAGGGTAAGTAAACGGATTGCCATCAATATCTAGGTAACTAGTTTCAATTTTACCCAATGTAAAAATATCGTCGCCAAACGTTGATGTTGATTGTACTGCTAGCGTATTGCTAGTAGTTAACCCAGCGGCTGTAATATCTCCGCTAGTAGTGATGTTTCCATTTACATCTAACGCTTCTTGTGGACTAATTGTGTTAATACCAACCCTACTGTTTGAATCAACTCGCACTACTGTGTTTATCGTGCCGTTAGTTGCTGTTAGTTTAAGATCTATAGTGCCGCCACTAGTTTTAGAATATAAAATAGTCGACGATAATTCTTGACCAATATTAAAACTTAAATCACTACCAATACTTAGTCCGCCACTTGCTCTAATATTTAATGGAGTATTAGAAGTGCTTATTACATCACCTCTAAGAAAATTACTTGCAGCAACAGCAGAGCCGCTGATCACCAACGCATTGGCTTGGCTAGCAGTTCCCCACATCTTTGTTGGAGCGGTTGTGCTGTCAGCGTCAACTGTACTAATATTAAATCCCTGACCGATAGTAGTAAATCCCGGAATGAACAACTTTGGCTTAAATGATTCTTTGCTTAATATTGCTACCTTGCTATTGTTTGCCCAAAATGTAATTACACTATGAGAAATATTGTTTGAGTCAATAATAGTTTCAACATCTGGACCCGTTTTTGATCCTGAACTATACTGTGGACCAATTAACAACCAGTTAGACCCGGAATATACATGAAGCTGTTGGGTATTAGTGTTTACCCAAAGGTCGCCAATAATTCCAACACTAGGCGCAGTATCTAATTTCTTAACACTACCTGCCGCTGTCCATACTGTGCCGTCATATACTTTTAATAAATTAACATCTGGGCTGTTGTCGTACCATAGCTGGCCTTCAACTGGCTGAGTCGGGGCAGTATTTTTAGAAAAATTTTCTAATAAATGTAAGAAATTTTCTGCCATGTAAGAAGCATAACCGGCATAATTCTTTCCAACAAATTTTAAATCAGTTTGCGAGTTAACTGTTTGATCTTCGACTGTGATCGGGGGCTTACTTGGATTTGTTGTTTCGGTATATTTGACTTGGTAACTCATTTATTATACTCCTGCCAAACCAGTTAAACTTTGAATACGCACAGTATAATCAATCTGAATCAATCGATTTAAACTTTTTTGTACAGGATGGAATACCACATGTGTTAATAATAAACTCTGCCCAGTTGAACTGTATGATTTAAGCCCTAGCTCGTCAAAAACATAGGCACTTTCATTATTAGTTGTTGTATCGTAAGCATTTTGTCCGCTAGGTTCACCATAATCTAACAAACAAGTAATAAACACGTCAGTATAATTTGTGCCAGTAACGTGTCTAGTTTCAACAAAATTGCGAGTTGGGTCTACGTTATTACTACTTCTATCATCAACGATCTTTGTGTAGGTTTCATTATATAAACTAGCATTTGATCCTGAACTATTCGGAGTCAAATAGGTAATAATACCAGTTGGATCAATAGCAGTGCCACCGTTACCAAAGGCCATCTGATATATAAAACCTTGGCCGCTGTTCGCTATACTCTGAGCTAGCGCAATACTAATATTTTCGTAATGAACGGCATTACGCTTATTAATAAAAACCTCACCAGAAGCAGGGTCATGAATCTTAATGTGACCTTCTACATGAATTCCCGTTGTATCTTTACTCTGCATAATACTCTCTCTTTATCTTATATTTATCAATGTATATAATGTGGTAGTTTAATCGATTGCTTATCGAACACCTGTTGTTGTTCTAGGATATACTTGTCCGCTAGTAGGTCTAAAACCGTTATTACGTTTCGGAAAAGTTGTGCCAATTTTATATAACTTATACAACTCCGTACCGATAGGACTTCCTAAGCCCGTTGTCGCATCCCATCCAGCAGTGGCCTTATAACCTACAGTGTTTCCTCCGTGGTTGTCGCCTGTTATTTGATCATTGAACGCGGTTGTTCTTACACTATACCAATCTGAATTAACAAATCCAATTCGTCGCCCGGACAGTTGATTTAATCTAGCCATCATTCCTGATAGTAGCGGAGCAGTGGCACTAGTTCCTACAAAGCTACCTGAGTAGTTCGGAGCACCATAATAAAAGAAGTATCCGACTGCGTGAGCAGACACATCAGGAATGCCGCGGCCACCTAGCGGTACTATAGAATTGCCGGGATATGTTTTACTACTAAATCCCGTTTGCCATGCCGGTACTGGAAATATTGAACTGACGCCGCCACCGCCGGCGTACGACCCGCCACTGGTTCCCCAGGGCTCTTCGCTAGCAATTGAATAGTCATTGTTGATAGATACTACAGTTCCGCCAGCACATACACAGTAGGGGCTTGATCCTGGATATTGTAAAGAATATGTTGGGCCGCCACTAATAGCTCTAACACCGTAGTCGCCGGCGGCTATGAATACTGTAATTCCTTTAACTGTAGCGGCTTGAAGTGCCGCTTCAAATGCGGCTCGGGCAGTTGACCCCCAATTAGTGTCAGTTGTTCCCCAACTGACACTAATAACACTAGGATTATTTACTGTATCATTTGTCGGGGTTGTGATTGTATCTATAAATCCTTGATAACTGTTTGGGGCAAAATACATGGCAATTTTTGCAGCTGGCGCCACCGCTGCCACACAATATATATCAAGCATCACTTCACCACTACTACCCACGTCTGACGGGTTGTTTGTCCCGCCATCGACTAATACATCAACTACCGTAGGATTAGGTTGCCCAATTCGACTAAATGTACTTGTTAAATTTTGTGTAGTCCAGCCGCCGCCTAGTTCAATAATAGCAACACACGCACCGTTACCTTGTACTAGATCTGACCCCGGAGATCTTGGAAATTTATAGGCAAGTGCTAGATCGACCGGAGTTGGGCTAGTTATTAGACTAGGGTCTACTGAAGGATCAACGGTTGGATCAAGTATAGCATTGTGCGAAAAACTAACCGAATTGTCTAAACCAAGAACGGCTTGTACAACATCGTCAATTTCTGTAGGAACTATTAAAGTGCCGTCATGTGTAAGATATTCCCTATCTCCGTCAATTACCGTTTTTATTGAGATAGTAAACAACGAATCAAATTGGTCGGCGGTTCCTTGGAGTTTTATTAAGGCTGCTCCAACATTTGATTCTATCACTGTTAAGTTATTAACTTCTGCCCAATTTATTACTAGATTAACTTGATCTTCAACTGCTCCGAATTGATATGCGTATTGATCATTACTTAGAATTGGCTGGGTTCCGGCAATTACTCCGTCAGCATATTCTTGTAATGTCATGCCATTTTCGTGATTATCCTTTTTAAGATATACACTGATTATTATTTCTTGAGTGGAGATTGTCGACATATTATACTTCCAATTTTAATAGAGTTAGTGTAACCGTGATTGTTGCGGTTGACCCACTATTATTATAAACTTTCAACGGAATGTTCGTATTCGGTACTGCTTCACTACTATAACCAATTATAGCTGGAGAAAAATATGTTGTAGTAGCAGTAGTAGTAACCGACTCAGCAACAACTCCACTACCAGGTGTAGGATCAGTAGATATAGCTCTACCACTGTCTGCTGATTGTGCAGCAGAACTAGTATAAACTGTAACCCATGCGCCGGCACTAACTTGTATACTTAATAACGCATATCCTTTGAATCCTGAAGCAGTAACTACTCCGGCGACACCACTAGAAAGAGAAGCGGTTGTTGCCGATACTATTAGTCGAGCACCTAGTCCGGAACTTGATGCCCATGATACTGTTGATCCATCAGTGCTTAAATATTTTCCACTATTACCGGTTTGACTAGGTACAAGCGTGTTAATTGTTGGTTTGTTTTTAATAAAATCTAAGGAAGCAGTATTACTTTGAGTCCAATCGCTTTGTAGTTGTGCGTTTACTGTATTCCAAGACAACACTGATCCATTTGTGCTTAAATATTTTCCAGTATTTCCAGTTTGATTAGGTATACCATTTGATGTAAGAAACCCAGCACCGTTAGCAAGTTGGTTAGTGTTTGTAGGGATTGTTGGTTTATTTTTAATAAAATCTAAGGAAGCAGTATTACTTTGAGCCCAATCGCTTTGAAGTTGCTCTGGTTGTATCACTGGCCCCCAACTAATAGTACTACCGTCAGTTGTTAAGAATTGCCCAATATGACTAGACTGAGTTGGTAACACTTTACTAGGATCTAAATTAGTAATCCACGACGGATTTGAATAACTGCCGTTAATATAAACTCCATTTGTAACGGTTGCAGCATTTCCTGTTATGTTAGAAACTGTTGCCGTTCCCCATGTAACGGCAGTCCCGTCAGTAGTTAAATACTTTCCGCTTTGACCAGCAGGAGACGGCACTGCGTTTGAATATAGCTCAGTAAAATTATCATTAATTTTCTGTGCGCCGATGCGGATCGAATCGCCAGTGCCGTCATTTGCTCGCGACCCTATCTCTATTACTTGCTTTGCCATATTTTTATCCTCTATCAAATGTTGTAGTTATATCATCAAATGTAGCATTATTGTTGTCAAACGATGCTCCTACATTGTTAGTATTGCCGTATTTACCGATATTTGTATACCACACACCGGGCTCTGCTTTTAAGAAGCCTGATATTTTATTATTATCGTTTAATATATTAGTTGTACTATCCCAATAAGTTAATGTACGTTTAACAACTGTAACCTGTGTGCCAAATGTTAACGGAGTTGCTAACATTAATTGTTTTGATGTCCCATCTACTGTAAATTCTGCGTCAAAAGAAACATCACCTTCTGTACTGTCTGGGTGATTGTTTACATTATAAACAGCATACAAGTCTTTCTTTAAACGAATGTTTCCAATAAAGAATGTCCAATTTAAAATATCAGCATGGAATGTACTAGCACTAGTATGTTCAATCGTGCACTTATATGTGTAACTTCCTAGGGTTACAAACATACCAACAGAGTATGGTACATTAGCCGCCCACTCAGCTCCAATATTATATCCGCCAACAAATACCTCAATATCGTGTGGTAGTGTCTTAGTAATTTTAGTATTGGGGTTAGTAAAAGTGTATAATCCCGGAGTAATTTTAATTAAATTAACCCTGTCAGTTCCGTCTGCTATAACTTGTTCAATAACTGTATTTTCAGCATACGGAATAGTTTCACTTGGGCCAATGTCTTGGACAAACGATCCAGCACGGTGAACAGTTGGCGTTCCAGTGCCCAATGTTCCTCGTCGTAATTGACTTAGAACATTACCAATTTTAGTAAAGTATTCAATACGCTCTCCACGTATTTCAATTACCCCAGGTTTATTTACAGCAGGATTCGGTTCGTCAAATTTGCTAGCATCGACTACAGTAATAATAGTATCGTTCCATGATAGATTTGTTACTAATGATGTTTGTTTATTTAAACTTAGTCGTTTGTAATGAACTCGGTTTAACATATCTTTAAACTGCATGTATGAAATTCCAGATTTTAATACATTACTACCGTAAGTCATTAATGTAAATTCATCGTCAGCAGCCGGGTATGCTGATAAGGTAATACTTTGTTTGTCTGAATTTAATTTAAAATCAATTCCCGGTACTAACAATGCGCCGTTACTAATCACCCAAACATAATTATCGTTAATTACAGGTCTATCAAGATTAATGACTCCTCCAGATACTCCTGTGTAATTAAAATATTCAATTGTATCAGGAGTAAAACTAATATTAGACGAAACTGTAACTGAAGTTCGTTGGATATCTAATATGTCATGTTTATAAGAACTTATAACTTCAACAACGTGTGATGAATCATAGACTTGATTAAACATAATTTGTGGTTGAGTATTATTAATACCCGGCAGGTACCTATAGAAACCACCTTCTACTAACGTGTTTTTTATTACACTGATAACCAATTGCTGGTTAATATACAAACTACGAATATGAGCTGTGATTTTAATACTGATTCCGCTAAGATCTACCACATAGTCTGTTCCTAACACAAGCATAATATTGCCAACGTATACTGAAATGTCAGCAACGTCTAAACCATACTGTGCGTATTTGTTTTTATCAATAGTATATGTTAACTTATTTGATTTAATTTTATAGTAAATGTTGTTGGCTGCTGGTAAAATTGTTTGGTCAACTCTTACAATCATGCTGGTTTCGGCAGGAAGACTATTTCCAATTTTATTTTGTAAATCGTACGTTGATGTCCCATTTAATAAACCAGTAGCTATATCTCTATTTTCTCGTCCGTCAGTGGCAATCTTTTCAGTCTTGGTTATAGCAAACGTTTGTTCATTACCACTAACGACTACAAAATTTATAATAGTTCCAGCAGTCGGGGCAGCGTTGAATCGTATTCCAACTCTTTTATTACTTTCGTATGTGGCATCTGTTTCAAATAATTCAACTTCTTCAGGCATACCGTCAAGATATACCAACGCAGTAATATCTGATAGCCATGGTGCTTTAGTAATAAATTCTGTAGTTATATTATTACCAACAAAATAATCAAGATCTAAAATATTTGATCCACTAAATCCAAAGCTGAATATCGAAATAATTTGTGTTGCGGTAGGCGCTGTATTAAATTTAATAGTGCGAGTATTAAAATTAACAATATAATCATCGTCCATAGTCTTGATAACTGACGTAGATGTTCCGTCAGTTATTTTTACAATTACAGCCTGCGGACTATTGATTTGCTGAGTAATCGCATATTCAACTTGACTGTTATTTCCAACATAATTATCTACTTTAATATTGGCAGAACCTGCGCCGGGTTTTTCGTATACTTTAATAGCAACTGTATCAAAAATTTGACCCGGAACGACTTCTTCTGTGGCAGGGCTAGTTGTAGGCGTAACAAATCCGTCACCGTCAACAATAATATCTTCTGCGTTCAATCCAGTAGCAGAACTATATGCTAAATTGCCGCCGGTAAGGGCAGTATCGTAATCCGCTTCTTGAGGTTTAATTGATCCATCACTAGTACTCTTACGGAAAATAAATTCATCGCCAGCATTTACAGTATATCCGCTAGGAATTGTAATAACATCCGCGTCATTGTCGCCAATAAAAGTCGGAACAACTGTTGGATCTAATCTAACAGGAGCTAATGGCGAGCTAATTGTTATTGTACTGCCTACGGGTGCCGATTGTGTTAATGATACAAGCCCAATTATACTAACTACATAGTCAATATTTTTTACTAATGTGCGGGTAATAACTATGGCACTGCCGATTCCAATAGTTCCAAATATAATTTGATCCAGTCGTACTGCTGTCGAATTAATTATTTCAGTGACTTTTGTGTTATAACCAAAGGTATTATTGGTGCTGGTTGTAATAATATCATTTATGTTGATACCGGTTGTGCTTGGCACTGATAAAACATATCCGCCTGCAATATTCTGTACAGTAGTAGTAACAGTTTTAGATATCACTACCTTTAATGACCCAGCAGCCACGTCATACTGATAATCCAAACCATTGGCAGCATATGATTGTTGATACAATTTAATATGATACGTATTGATTTCAACCCCCGATTCAGGGACATACGGCAAGGTAAACACGTGAGTATTGGCCGCTACCGACACAATATAATCGTCAAAAGTAGTATCAACACTATCCCATCTGTCAGTATAGTAAGGTGTGCTATCCCACCCTTGGCTAACATTTAGGCCAAGACCGTTCATTATAACGCCACCGTAATCAACTCCGGTCATTAATTGTGACAAATCTTTACCTAAATCACCAGTTTGTGGATTATAGTAATACTGAATCCTGTCAGCTGCATTTAGTAATCCCCAATCTTTTAAATAAGAAACTAAAATTACAGAATCTTTAGCTATTGCTTTTGTAAAAATAATAGATCCAGAATAACTTGTATAACCCCGTACTGTTGATTTAACTGTCAGTAATTTGTAATTGTCACGTAGCACATCAACTCCGTTAATTGTCACAGACGATTTACCAATTCTAATATCTGGAGACCATTTTAATGGAAATTGTAAACGACTACCTGTTCCGGTAAAAGATTCAGACTCTTCTAATTTTGTAATAAAATAATTTTGTGTGAGTCTATCAAATTTCATTTTAATTAGACTAGAACGAACAACTCCGTTTCCTATATAAGCAACAACCTGTGCAGCTGTGCCGCCTTCATTTAGGCCGCCTTCAACTAAAACTGTTGGAGCGTTTAAGTAACTAGCACCGGGCGTTAACAACACAATTCTATTAACTTTACCGTTTGAAATAAATGCTCGGGCAGTTGCTCCTGTTCCAGACTTACTAGCGATTCTAATTATTGGAGGCAAGTGGTATCCAGCTCCTCCGTCAACTATCTTAAGTTCAGTAACTTTAAACCCAACATTATCTGCCCAGTGTTTCCAAGGGTATGAAGATATTAAACTATCATCAACTTCAATCGCTTCGTTAATTACTTTGGTTTCAATTGTAGATTGACTCTGTGAGCGATACGTTGGCTGTAAATCAAAATCAGTTAGAGATAACTCGCTGGTATCTGTTTTAGAATAAGAACTTATGTATTCTCTAACTTTTGTTCTATAAGGTTTTACTTCAGTAATATATGCTTCAAAATCTGCTAAATTATCATTATTGTATGTGACCTTTTGTATTAATTCGCCGACATTATGTTGTGCCTTAACAAAACTTGTTTTAAAAATCCAATCAAGATAGTTTTGTTCAGAATGCGCATAACGAACGCATACAAAGAATAAGTCTAAGTAGTATTGTTTTAGTTCATCAATTAATATATTTTTTTGTAAACAAATTAAAATATTTCTTAATTCCCGAGCGGCAGAATTATCAAATATTGATCCATCATACAACGAACCGTCATAGCCGTAAGGTGTTCCAGCAAATCTATACAATTCAGGTAAGAATTGTATAGTTCCATTTTGAATACCAATCACTTCATAACTTTGAGTCCAATCAACTGCTGTCGAGTTAGCATACTTTCTTAATAACAGCCAAGTACCGTCACCGGTTGTTCTAACTTTAACTATTTGACCAATATTAGTAACAATGGTCGTTAACTCAACAAACGTGTTAACAGCAAAATCTATCAACGAATATTGTCCGTATCCTGTGGCATACCAATCAATATATTTCCAATATTTTCTAGTATCAAAATTTTGTGATTGAACTCTTGACCAAGTCAGTGTAGACAAATCATATGAATAAATGCTCCATGAATTTAAAGCCTGCGTATCTGAATGTACTAATGCGGAGTAAGTTCTAATAGATACTGTTGTATTATCATCATATCCCTTACCTGCTGAAATAATTGATGCGCTAACTACCTGGCCCTTAGCATTTATAACTGCTTTGATCTTTGCGTCAACTCCTGTGCCTGAGATATCAAGATACGGGGCATTAACATAGCCGTTACCTTTAGTAATGATTGTGATTGAAACAATTGAACCGTTTACTATGACTGGTTTTAAGACTGCTTGTTTAAATGCGCCAACGTTGGCAAATCTTAATTCAGCATCAGTATCAAATACAGTATCATATAACCCTAAATTAATGTTAGGTTCAGGATCATAAGAATCTAATAAAGATAAATCAGCGTTACCTACAACTTGTGTACTTGATAGAATTAAATTTGTCTTTTCAAAGAATTGTTTTAATGCTTCAAATCTGTTTACAAACATGCCTTGGCGAGGTCTATTTTCAATACCATATTGTAATTTAGGAGGCAAGCTATTGTCAGGAACTAATCGTCCCTGCTGATCTTTGCCACATAAACTGTCAAACCATTTTGTTTCAATAGCTGTTGGCAATACAGTATTTTTATTCCTACTAATTATTTTCCACTGACTATGTATGTTTTGATCGATATGGTCGGCGATCCAATATTGTACAGATAATACAACATCAGTATCTTTTAATAAATTTGATATGTTGAATAAACTAAAAGAGTTAGTTCCGGTCAATGCTACAAACTTATATCCCTCGCCTCTTGGATTAGATATTAAATTAGATACGTCTTGGGCAGACATATTACGATTGATAATGTTTGGGATAGTTTTTTTATTCTTTACCCAATAATAATATTTGTATTTTGTAACTTTACCTACATTATCATACCGTTTTTCGTAACTATATACATTATTACCATATAGTGTGGTGCCGCTGATTCCTAATGTGATACCAGCATCAGTATCAGCTTGTTCGTTCCATGCGGCTGGTAATAATGTCGACTCGACCCATTCATATATATCAATTGATGCTCCGGGAAATAAAGTACTCCATGTACTATTTCTGTAAACAGGATCGTTATCATGACTATCTAAAAATTTAGCTGATCTTAAATCCCACCATAACATGCCGACTTGATCTTTGGTCCAGGCCATGCCGTCGTCAATGTTAACTGATTTATCAGCTATCGCAGTTCCTATTGGCGAGCAATAAACTGCCGGATCATAAAATGTTTTAAATTTAATTTCCTGTTCAGCAACGCCTGGAATTTTTCCTTGTACTGGATCAATTACATCTAAGTATGTAAGCAGTTTGTTTGTTTTCTTATTGTATAAAAACGCAGATTTAATTTTTGTTAAATCTAATTTATTAATTTCTTTATGTAAGATTGACCAACTGTAAGTGTTGGCTAGCTTGCTGTATTCGTAGACAATACCAGCACGGAGTGTACGATCAACCGCGTTTGGAGCCCCAACAAATACATGGTTAGCGCCAACTACTACACTGGCACCGTATAAATCATACTCAGAATTAATTGTTGGCAAACTTTCACTGAATACCCATTTAGTAGCGTATCGATCGTATATGTCAACACGCCCGCTATTGAGCTGACGAGTTATAATTTTTGTTAATTTATCATCAAAAGTAGTTGTGCCAGTATCAAAAGTAGTCGGAACAAAAGTATCGGCAGCAGTACTATACACTACAATACTACCATAGTCATTCATGAATGATATTTTACTTCCGAAATGTTCTGCGGCTTCTGGCATCACATTAGTAAGGTTTTGATATGTGATGAAAGATCCATTTATATTTTTATAAACAAATACTGCGCCTTGGTCGATTTCTTTATCATCGACTAGTATTGACGAAACCGCAAGATATTCGGCAGTGTCCGATAAAGAAATACTTTCTCCAAATCGTGAATCAGTTCCGGTTACTGTTTGAACTAATGTATATACTCCGGATACTTTCTTATAGACATGAACCGACTCCGCATCGGGCGCTGAGATTGCCAGGGTAGACGAATCTCCACTAACATTAATAGCATAACCAAATTGATCATTGGGCGCCGCCCCAGTGCCTATCCCAGTGTTGTTATCATATACCCATTGAGTAACTACAAAACTTAGGCGGCCCGACGGGGTCGTGTCAGGGGGTGCTGTTAGTACATATAATGTTGGACTTAAAATTTGTTTAACTTTTTGTCCGCTAGTAAATCCAGTGCCAACAATTGTCATGCCTACTTCTACGGTACCAACAGGTATTGTTGTTTTAATCGTAGCATCAATACTACCGATTGGGTTATACAAAACAGTAGCATAGGGTACGGCTGTGTAGTTTAACTGATAAACTCGACCAGCATTGTTATTTCGACCAATCGCTCCAACAAATAATACATTATCACCAAAAACTAGATTTGATCCAAATTTTTCATTATCAACTGAAGATGGACTAGTGAATGTATCGACCAAAGAAAATAAGTCAGCATTATTTTTTTTGTATAAAGATACAACCCCTTGATTGGTCAATTCAGATGGTGTCCCGGATCTGTTAACTGTAATAAGTTCAGATATTGTGGTTGACACTGACACATTACTAGCCGACGGACTTCCAACGGCAAGCCATGTACCGTCTGGAGATAATGCTACAACATCTGAAAAGTAAATTTTAGTCCAATGGGCAACGCTACTCGGTGGGGTAACCCTTGCTGGAACAATGTCATTAGCTTGATACCATCCATTAACATAAAATACAATAGTACCTTGTGCATAGGATACTTCAGACGACCAAATATCTAATCCTAACGATGTGAACGGTTTGCTAATTCTTTGAGTTGTAGACCAAGGCACGCCGGGTACCGATTTACTATAAATTAAAACATCGCCGTTACCTGAAGATATTGCTGATAAATTACCGCCTTTGTTTACCGCAATAGTTCGACCAAATTCTAATCCCTTAGTTGGTAGGTAACCGGCAATCTGTGTAGATTTGTATACATTATTAAATTTCCAAGTAGCCCATTTTCCGTCACCGGAATTGTCAGTCCATAACAAGTCGCCATTGGTTGGTTGAGATGTAATTATAGAATCAGCCGTGTCAATACTCGATACCCGTTGAGATTGTAGTACAAATACTGGTATAATTAAATTAGGAGCAAAATTTGGAGCTGACTTAAGAGATGCTGACAGTACTACTACATTTAATTCTAAACGAATAACTTTATAAAATCCTTTAAATGTGATTTGTTCGATGCCCCGGAGATTTTTGTCGCCTTCAATACCAATATATTCCCCAGGTCGTAATTTTACAAGGGCGTCAGTTTCTAAAAATAATTCACTGCTACCGGGATCATATGTTACATTTAATACTGTGAAATTAGAAGGTACATACTTGTATACATTCCATTCACGGCCTTCAAACCCGCACCAAATGTAGTCACCGTTATTAATCTTATCAATGTCACTGTTAACAATATCGTCAAGAGTTATTAGTACCTCAGTAACTTCATGTTGACGAACATACCCAGGGGTCCTTAAATACGGAGTGTAGTTTTTAACAACAGGCCATGGATTATTATTATAACCTAATGGTTTTAAATAAACATCATTTGGTGTTTGGCGAATAATAAAGTCCTGCGATACAGTATCAGTACTGTTTGCCAGTTCAAAACCTTGAGGATTGTTTTTAAACAAGCTCTCCGGTAATATAAATTCAATGTTTTCAAAGGCAGCACTGGCACCGTATTGTCCAACACGCACTGCCCATTCTTCGTCAAATACTATACTTTCTTGCCCTTCGGCACTTAATACGTCAAACAATTTGTTAAGAACGTTTTGTGTACCTTTTTCAATAATCATACCTTGATAAAATTTGTATTCACTAACATCATCTTTAATAATGTTTTCAAGATATTGGCGCTTTTGGTACCCAATTAAATGCTGTGCAGCCCGTTGTTGGCCGATGTCAAAATTGTCGCTGTCTAGGCTATAGAAGTCTTCAAATTGTGAAGCCTTATATGTCCAGTTAGGTATTAATCGAGGAGTCGGCTTGGTATCTAATTTGATCCAGTTACTCGGTATAAAGGTTTCTGTACCCGGTGTAAATTGATTGGCGCTATAATAAAATTCTTTATACTTAATGATGTCGCCTAGCGCATAATCTGTCCATGAGGACCATACTTGAATATTTGCTTGGTCGAAGATAAAGCCAGGAACATCAAATCCTCCAAACCAGTTTGTACTTACATATCCGGCTACTTTAATACGCTCCTGTCTATAACCACTTTCTGGATTATAGATTGTGTCATTAAACATTGTAGAATTGTTTATTAATACCACTTGTTCTTTTTGTACTAAGAAAAACGTTGCGCCAAAAATACCATCAGTTGTAACAGAAGCATAACTTACAGCATTATCTTCTCTATAAGAATTAATTAGTCGAGGCGGCATTGGCGATCCGTCAACTTTAAAAATTTCATATTCGTGGAACGGATTTTTAATATCGTCTACTACTGAGTACGGTATACTAAAAGTTACTTTACTAGCAGACGGACTTAATGATATTACTGAGCTGCCAACCGTACTTAACCCGTCTAGCTTTACATAGTCATCTTCTATGAATAAATTTTCTGATACGGATTTGCGAATAGCTTGATAATAGTCCCCATTATAACGAATAATTTCTTGATATTCAGTCGTAGTAAATGGTGTCCATTCAGCCCATTTTTCTTGTCCTGAAGACCAATTTTGTGTTGTCCAGAATAAAAATTCTTTGGCACTGGTTTCCCAGTTGGTAATTAATGCAATGTTATTATTAAAATCATCAAATATAAATCCTTGGGATTTTAACCATTCGCCGTATCCAATAATAAAATCAACAGTTTCTTGAATAGTTCTAAATTTTGTGCCGTATGGTACTGTAATTTCTACAGAGATATCCCATTCTGTTCTAAACACAGCCTCCTGACCGCCAATAATTGGTAAGCTGCCTAATGGTTGAACGTATGCTTCATTAAAAACACTGCTCGATACATGAAAAACCTTTACTCTGTAGTAACGATTATTATATTTTACAACCTTGCCAACAGCATATTGTTCCCCAGCAGTCCACGTTGAAAAACTTTCTGAGATACCTCCAATATTAATTGTTGGTCCATTTTTTATATATGGAAAATATTTAAAATATGGTTGTATTTGACTGTAGCCTTTGACCTCAAAGCCGTCTGGTAATTTAGTAACAATGACGCCGCTGTACGTAATTTTTTTAACAGGACTACTAACATTTAAAATAATATTATAGTCTTCTTGCGGGACAAAAACACTACCCGAGCTTGAAGGGGTTTTACTGTCTAACAGCAAGTTAAATTTTTCTTTACTAGTAAACGCACCCAATCGATAACTTAGCTGCATATTAAGATGCTTTAAATTATACGAGTAGTCGGTGTAAGATCTTAAATTATCGCTAAGGACATAATCAATAATATAGTTGATTACACCTGCGGTCTGTACTCTAGTTGTACTAGAATATATACTAGGCAGTACCACGTCGGTTGGTCGAATACGTAGTCCAGTATCTTTATACACTAGCTGTCCGGTTAAATTTCTAATAACTCTTGAACGATCCAATAGTAAACCAAAAGTTTTTGCCGGAGCAGTTAACATGGCAGTTATTAAAAAGCTAAACGGATAGTAGCTACCTCTACGCCATGCCGCTTCTATCGGACTAACATCTCCAAAAACAAAATCATTACTAATTGATACAGTATTCGGACCGTTAACTAGATTTGACAGTATTGGTCCTAAGATGTTACCGTTTTCGTCTACAGGAATACTATTAGCCAAGAAAGGTCTAACATATTTTTCTAAGATTACTACTGGCTTACCTGGTTCTTTTACTAGTCCTTGACTTAAATCTTGCCAAAGTACTAAATTATCTCGGGTGTAAGGGGCCGGGCCGTATACGGTCTCCCACCATGCTGGCTGGATCGTAAATCCTAAACTTTCCCAGGGGCATAGATTAGGGCGGTCAGTGTCTAGCATCCAACGATATATACCTCTCCAGTATCCCGGAACTGACCTTCCGTCAATCGCAGTATGCCCTTGGTAATTATAAGTAAGACTGTTCTCTCTGTCGTAGCTTAATGGTTTGGTAAAATCTCTATCAATTAATCTAGTCCACTTATAAAATTGGGTTGATAACACTTCGTTAAATTCTGTTAGGTCATATTCAGTGGTTCTAACATAACTTGGTAGAAAATCGTTGATATCAAAAATGCTAGCGTCATACTCAACTTTTACATTATTAAAAATTCTTTTTTCTAATTCTAATATTAAATCGTCACGATAATCACCATAGGCCAGTACTTGGCTACCATCATGTCCCTGTATCATCGTGCGCGGTGTTACTAAACTAGTATCAAGATAGATTTTAGGCTCGTACCTTGGCCAGATTCCTAATTTAGTAGGGGTTTGTGGAATAAAGCATCCGTCAGTATTTTCGTATTCGTAAATACCAATAGTGTCGTCATTATGTAGTGTAGCACTAATAACTACAAATCCTTGACCGTCAAACGTATAGTCTTTTTTGTATACTAGCTGTGTTCCGTTCAAGTATATATAAACTGCTTGATTTGATAAGTTAGTTAGGCTGAATGTAGATACTAACGGATATGATTGTATTCTATAATCAATTACCGGATACTCATTGTATTGATTAGCACTGTAACCTAGCATATCACTAAAATAATATGCCACACTAGCAGGCTTGTCTTTATTAATTGCTTGTAAAATCAAGTTAACTTGTGTTACTACATCTGTAGAATATACTTCTAAAGAATCAATGATTGATATAAAATTCCTTTTGAATTTATTATAATCATTTTTAGCATTTTCGATTGCGCGAATAATATTATTTTCTTGATTAGTAATATGATATAACGCTAGTCCCATTGGACCGCTGTGTTGAACAAACTTGGTGCCGTAAGGTGTAATATCGCCTAAATCTCTAAGGTTACCTGCGCCTGGGTAATTTCCTTCAAATGCTTCTACATTATCAACTATAGAGCTTACATGATCAATAACTTCGCCCAATGTAAAATCAGCAAGATTATTATTTAATGGATTATTTTGTAAATTAATCGGGGTTTCGTAGTAACCCTTAGTGTTGATTGGTTGTCTAGCAAATGTCTTAATAGTCAGCACATCGTCTATAGATATGTCAGTTGTTAGTACTATTTTCTTATAAACTGGTCCTGTTACTATCGTCCATAATGATTTATCAAGGCGGCGACCGTTAACATATAAACGTACTACTAAGTCTGTTAAATCGTCCTTGTTATCAAATATATCAATTTCAAAATTGTTTGTTAAATTTGAATTTTTATAAATCCTGATGGCTGCTTGATTATGTGTTGCTAAGGAAGTTTTCCAGCCGTTGGCGTATTTGATAGCTTTTGTTTCAGGCGATATTAAGGTAAGATATCCCACGTTAATATTTTTATCAATGACATTCGCTAAATCTTTATACCTAAATGTGTCTGTTAAAATATTAAAATTAAAAACAATATCGCCAATGTTACTAATATTCTTATAGGTTAACGGAAATCCTAATTTACCATCGGCTGCGCCAGTGCCAATCTTATATGAAAATAATTTAGTTCCTTTAAAAGTAGAACCTTCGTACGCATTAGTATCACCATAACTAACAATGTTATCATCAACAATATCAAACAACGGTGGTTGATTTAAAATAGTTTTTTGTTGGCCGGCTATCCAGGTACTTCCGTCAAACCAATATGATTTACCAACATTCGATGTACCTTGTTTAACTAATACAACATTATGTAACGCTGGTTCAGTTTCTAAAACAAGATGTATTTGTCGACTACCTGTATTGAGATGCAATACATCAATAAACTCAACTTTATAAATTTTATTATTTACAAACCCATCACTGTCGGCAGTAAACAATACTCGTTGGCCTTGAACCAACGGTATTCCGTCAACGTTATACCCTAACGACCCTTCAATTGTAGAAAATACATCAGTGGTATACGTATCGATCAAATCGATATCAGCAACCGACTGAAGTCCAAAATTAAATAATTTTAGTCCCGGTTCAAATTCAATAATTGGTCGAACTGCTCGAGCATTCTGATCAAGACTGGGAATTTTATTATTAAATGCAGCACTTGAATTAACCACATCAATATGAAACCATCTATTATAACGAGACCATGGATTCTTATCTAGACTAGCCCTATTGATCGCAATGTAATCAGGAGTACCAGCAAATGCTGTAGCATCACTAAACGGCATATTATCGAACGGCGTCGAATCAAATAAAATTGATTCAGACTGAGTGTATGCGCTAATCAGTGCCAGCTCTGATGCGTTAATTAAAATAATAGCAGTACCTACGCCTTCGACATAATATTCACCAGAAGCGTATGATAAAGGCATTACGCCGCCGATAAATTTTACTTTCATTCCGTTGCTAAGGGCAGTGCCGTTAGCTAGGGAGTAATTCTTTTTACCAATGATTTCTTGTTCAACATCAATTTTTGTATTTTCATTTATTGAAAATATTTGGAATACTCCGCCGAGATCAATATCTGATTCACTCACATAATATAATACGTCCGGGGCATCTGTTGGGACTGTAAAGGTAATTGTACCGTTTTCAACCGCAACACCATCTAATCCAAATGTTTTATATCTGTCTAATGTGCCTAATGATCTAACAGTTTTAATACTAAACGGATTTCCGGGACTATTAATTTCAAATTTATAAGTTTGCCCTTTATATAATTTAATTGTTGGATTTCGAGTTAACCCGTTAGGAGTAAACACATATTCAAAACTATTACCTTCTGTTTCAACAGTAACAGTATATGTACTTTCAATTTTTTGTTGCTGGCCGGCTATGGCGATTACATCGGGGCCGTATGGCAACCAGTAATAATTTTGAAAGTTAACAAACTTATCCCAGTCAATATGAGGATCCCATGAATAAAATTCTTGCTTATTTAAACGGGCATGATTCTTAACATTGCCACCGAATACATCAAGTTGATTAATATAGTCAATATAGTCTTTAAAAAATGTTACATTATCTAACGCATCTTTAATAACCATTCCTGGTTCTAATTGATAATTTTGCCGTTGGTCGCTAATCTCTTTAATAAAGATATCTTTACCGGTACTTGCTTTAGCATTTTTTCTTCCAACAAAACCGTTAAGTTTATCAACTGTCCCGGGCTGTACTAATTGATCAAGGGTAGCCTGTGTAAATTTCTTATTTGAATCCGATCTATAAAATCTTGGAAGAAAACTAGAAACTTTATTTTTATTTGGATTAATGCTATCAGCCATTTGTTGATCCGTATGTTGAACTTGTAATTGTTTGTTGAGAAGTCGCTGTCGATGATACTGTTGTGCCGCTTATTGATTTAATGGCGCTTGATGTTATACCGGAGATAATCTCAATATCGTTAACTGTTGCTCCGTTAATAAAAATTTGATCAGTTGCTGACTTAATTTCAAATAAGCTGCCAAAGTTTAAACCAGATTGTCTAGGCACAATGACAAAATTACTAATGTCCGGGGCAAGTTGATTTACGATATATGTTGCTAGCTCAGTAAAATAGAAAGTGTCTCCAAATTCCCAATTTTCTAAAGCAAAAAATTGATTCATTGCTGTGATAACACGAGCTTTAACATCATTGTCGGTCAGTACTTGCCCAGCATTTTTTACAATTTTAAAACTTGCTTGAACATCTTCATCAGCCGTTGCGCCAAATAAAATTTTATAACTTACAGGATGATATACAATTTCGTCACTAATTGACTTAATTAAATTTAACGATGGAGCAACAGTATTATATAATTCGTCTGAGCTTGGTGCTAACGGTTTTGTTATATTAGCACCGTTCAACCATTGCCTAAATGCAGTATCATATCCCGTTGTTAGGACAAATACATCCATAATGTTGCTTGATCCTGGATCAACTCTTGATTCGTAATCGGCACTATGAGTATATTGGAATTTTAGATTATCGCGGCCAACAAAAACTTTATAATCTAAACTGGTAGTTAATTTGCCAGTAGACGCATTTAATTTTTTTACAGTATCAGTATCAATGAAATAAAAATATTGTCCGTCAACATAAGAACCATATGCGTTAGGATCTGTTGGCAACACTATCACTTTATTATCAGTATTTGTAATATATCTATAATCTTCTTGGCCTTGACTAATTAAATATTTTTCTTGTAGGATATATTTTGTCGTTGGGTTTGTTAGTGGATCAACTATATTCATAAACAATTCAGGGTCATCGACAACATTGTTATCGTCAGAATCAGCAAATGATACTATCAATTTTTTAGTATCAATATATCCATCAAGACCAATAAACTCAGAAACAACATCCCATACTTGATCACGAGTGAACGGACTAGTAACACCCGGTTGTGTATTAACACTCAGAATATTAATATTGTCCTTAACTACTGAATTAGAACGACTATCATAAATTTTATTGCTACTATCAAAGTAAAATCTAATTTGTTGGTTACTTTCAAAAATGTATTGTTCTTCACGGCTAGTAATAGTATAATATTCGTTATCAGTAGTAAACAACAATAACCAACTAGCGTCTTGTTGCTTATTAGAAACGTCACCTTGTTTACCAAGACTGAATTGAGATACTATATCAAGATTTGACTCGAATACAATTTGCCATGTTTGAGTAACACTACTATATCTTAGGCCGAACGGTTTGTTAGCAAAGATTAATTCTATCATAGTAGTGATAACTGTACTATCAATCACTGTTCTCCACTTTGGCAGAATTTGTGTTATTGTAGCATCTGTAGGAACTACTCTATTCAACATCAATGGGCCGAACCCTGTAGATAATGTTCCAGTACCAACCGCAGTACCGTCGTCTACGACCGATATAACTTCTGCCCATAAGTATGCGCTCGTTCCGGGACTAGCAGGCACGGTTTGTAGTACCAATGAGTTATTATTATTAGTATTAAAATAATAGCCGGCCGGTGGAATAAATTTAATTAAAGATCCAGAAGTAAAATATTTTAAATCAGTACTAGTGTATGAACCCACTTTATACGGAGTGCCGTCAGTTGCGCCAATGTACCCAGATGACATTCCAGTATCGGTTGTACGATTAAACCAAGAAATATTAAGACTGGATGTGATAAAATTATTAAAGTTTGAATAATAAAAATTACGTAAATTTTTTCTAGTTAATATATCAAAAACATTATTATAAATTACGCCTTCAATATCTGTTTTATTAGCATAACTAAATCGTGTTTGCGATTTGTATTTTTCATTATAAATGATACCATCTGTGGCAAATAGATTTGTAGAACTATATTTTCCTGTTGGATCTACTAGATCAAAATATCGACTAATGCCGCTACTTGTTCGGTTAACTGCTTTTACTTTTGCTACTTGAGTACTTGCTGATAGCGGACTAATATTATAGTCCTCGCCTGTAATCATTCTATTTTGTGTATAGTATGTTTGCGGAGCATTGGCTTTAATGCTGTCGCTAGTTTCTGAAACATCCGCATTAGATACAGAGGTAGCTAGACTTAAAGAAATGGTCAATGTTTCTTGTTGATTAGAGCTAGAATAATAAGGAATATTAATTGTTACACTACGGATATCTTGAGTATTGATAGTGTACGCAAGCCCGTTACTGATTCGATAGTATACTCTAAATATACCTAATGGTAAATTTCCAAATATGCCATCGCTAAATGTTAGACTAATAGCATCTCCTGCTCTAGTTACTACTCCATAAATATTTCTAATCTTTTTATTAAGGCTATTGTAAATAATGTTGTTGCCTTCAAAACTAGAAACTTTTGACCATTTTTCAGTTTCAATTCCTGCTTGATTTAATTTATATAACCATACATCGTTATTATTAATGTTAGTAGAATCAATGTCAACTGATTCTGTTGAGCTTGGTTGAGTAATAGTAAATGATCCTTGATTCAAAGTACCTTGTGTAAAATTTAAAAAGAAACCCGATCCTCTACTGCTCGGGCCGCGCCCGTCATCACGATATATACACGCCATCTTATTACCAACCGATGGCGGCTCCTCATAGATATAATTTTGTCCGGTAAATGTAGTGCTAGTTATTTCAAAATTCATGTTGCGACCGCCAACAGATTTAGTAAATGCGTATACCGGCACATCATTATTGGCCGCATTAAATCTATATTGCTCTGTTGGAATTCCGTAAACATCTGCTTTGTCAGACGGGCTTCCAAATTGTTGAGTGGGCGCCATAGCCGCGTTCATAATCTTAATAAACTGATCGTACCAGTTATCGTTTGACGCATCGTTCCACGCAATTACTTGGCCTGATAAGTTTCGACCGTTACTGTCAATGACATTTTGAGTAGTTTGAACTGATGAGAATTTTAAAACACCAGAAGCTGCCACGTTGCGTTTAGCATTATAACTCAACATACGTGCTAATCTTAATACTGATTCTCGACGCTCTGCTAATTCTAAGAAATTTTCGCGAGCATTTAAGTCAACACGGAAAGCAATACTTTGCCCCATAAATGCGATAAGATCAATGAGGGCAAGGTATTCGCTAGATTCAATGTAGTCGTTGTAATCTTCAGGATAATTTTGACGGATATAATCGATCATGGTCCTGCGAAGATTTTCAAAATCGTAACTCTGAAAGTCTGCGTTTCTGAAACTCTGATAGACTTTTTTCCAGTCCTCAGCTACTAATAACCTATTTTGTCTATCGGTTGAACTCATGATTTATCCTATATCTTGTATTTATTGAATAAAATTATCTGCGTATATTATGCTGCCAACAGGCCGTTTGCCTGGTCAAAACGTAGTTGTAGACTCTGGCTGATGTTATACGGCAGGTAAGTTAAAAAGCATTCAATTTGTATTCCGCTTTCATAGGATGTAACAATAACGTTGTCAGCTTTAACTCGAGGATCATAATTGATAATCTGATTTACGTTTTCTAAAATTAATCCTTTGAGGTCTTCAGTTAGTGGTTCAAATAATAAGTCCCAGATAATTGTGCCAAACGCAGGATTCATTAATCGCTCGCCTTGACGAACATTAAAATGATTTAACAAATCTTGCTGTATCAAAGATAAGTCGTATAAACTATAATTTTCTGTATCAGCACTTAGCGTACTAAATCCCTTGTACATCTTAGGATGAATATCTTCGGCACGATTGGCAGCTGGCAATGCTATTTTAGTGTATAAATTTCCGTTTGAACTCATTACTCTGCTCCTTTAATTTTACTAAATGTATCAGTGGCTGTTGAATATTTTCCAAATGATGCCGGAGTAGGTTCTACTGGGTCTTTTGGGGTTACTCCGACTGCCGGCACTACTGCTTTTGTTTTGGCCGGAGTAAACGCTGTAGGATCTAGATTCTCATGCCCCTTCCACGGTTCTGCTTGGGGTATTCGAACTGCCCTAGGTGCTTTAATTGATTTGGCGGCCGCAGGGCCATTTAGGTCAATTCTAGTACCAGTAACTAATACACCAGCACCACTACTCACGTTGGCTGCTCCTGTAGATGTTATATTTGCTGTACCGGCTGAGTTAATATTAAAATTACCAGTTGATGACAAATTTGTTAGCGCCGTTGAATTAAGATTAATATTTCCTTTAGCAGTCATGTTGATATCTCTATCAGCTGTCACATTAAAATCTTGTTTAGTATGTAGGCTAATACTATCCTCTGCGTAGATGTCAATTTTGCCGTTGCTGGTCAACTCTATCCAGGTCGTGCCTCGCGCATTTCCTATATAAATTAAATCTTCGCTATTGTGTAGTAAAATTTGGTGGCCAGTTCTAGTTCGAATACGAACTAATTCGTTGTGCGGTATTTTTACATCACCGCCAGTTTCGCCTTGCTCTACTGCGGTATACTCTGGTGGACCATCGCTAGCTTTTGTTTTACGTAAAAATTTATCATCGCCGTCGTCCATCACAAAGGTAGTGCCGCCTAATCTGCTAACTGGAACTCCTTTTTGTACATTATCTTTTACACCAACATCACCTGTTTTTGAACCCGGAGTCTTATCAAGCGGGCCAGGGGTTGATATACCAAAGACTGCGCTAGGAATATCTCTGCGGGCACTACTTGTTGTGATCCCGCGAACGTCATCTTTTACTAGTCCCTGTATTTCTAACACTGAAGCAAAAGGGTGTTTTGGTTTTTTAACTTTGGTTGTATCTACACATGTTTGCTCGTTTAATTTTTTGTTATATTCGGCTACAGGAAGTCGTCCACCACCCTCAACAACTGCTTCTGTTGCGGCTATGCCCGGCAACATAAAGTTCATACTGTCATCGAGCGCACACCCCATCCAGTATCCGTACTTTGGATTTCCATCAATAAAAAATACTAGAACGATTGTTCCTACATCTGGCGGTACAAACCACATGCCGTAACTTTTTTGTGTATTGTTATAGTCGTTAGGATCGGCTCCTACATTACCAACACCTGTGGTACC